GCTGCTGCTCCCGGTGGCTCCCCCAGTCGTTTAATAGAGAGGATGTAGAGATGGCTTCAATAGTTACAGTTGCAGAACTAAGGTCTATTCTTGGTGTCTCTACATCCCTTTATAATGACGCATATTTAACAGATGTGATTGATACAGCTGAGGCCGTAATTTTGCCTATGTTGGTCAAGTACGCTAATTCCATCGAGGCCGTAGAGCTTGAAGCAAATGTAGCGATTTACAGAACAGTCGGACAGAACGAATTTTCAGCGGCTCAGAGCGTGGTCATCACCGGATGCGGCTCCCCATTTAACGGAACTTTTACAATCTCAGATTCTTATGACGATCTCTTTACAGTAGCAATTACTAATGCGGATATCGCTCCTAAGCAAGTAATACCTTCAGGCTTGGCTACTCTTTCAGGCGCTTCTACTTATGTCGGAGTCAGCGCAGTAGAGTCAGCAGTCCTAGCGGTCTCAGTAGAAGTATTCCAATCTCGTATCGCTCCTGGTGGACAGATCGAGGGAATCGACTTTACCAATGTCTCGCCCTACCGCTTAGGCCGCAGTCTCTTTAATCGCGTATCAGGACTCTTAGGGGCATACATCGACACCGATTCAATGGTGCAATAATGCCTGCTTCAACAATCCTTGACACAGTACGCCAGCCACTAGCTACAGCCTTCGCCAGCGTTGCAGGTAATGTCTACGCCTATGTACCAGAAGCGCCTATGGTGCCTTTCGTGGTGACAGTCCCGGACTCTCCTTATCTCGAGTTAGAGACTATTAACAAGTCCACGCTTCACATTAAAATTAACCTTGTAATCTCAGTAGCCGTTGCATATAACAGCAACCCGGCTTCGCTCGATAACCTCGAGCAGCTTGTCATAAGTGTTCTGAAGGTGATCCCAGTAGGGTACACAGTCGGAGCGGTTGAAAAACCAACAGTAACTCAGGTCGGGCCTTCCAATGTATTGGTGGCAGATATCAGAGTTTCTACCTACTACACACAAACTAACTAAGGATAAATAATGGCAACCACAGTAATCACAGGTCGCGATATTTCTCTATCTTTCACAGGTGGAACAGATATCGAGGCTCAGGCACTTTCAGCAGTCCTAACTAAGACTAACCTTCGTGAGACTTACCAGACTCTCGATGGCGAAGCTTACAAGACCACTAACACAGAGGCTTCTTTCGCTCTTTCAATGCTCGCAGACTGGGGCAAGACTTCATCAGTATGCGAAGCTCTATGGGCTGCTGCCGAGGCACCAGATACAACAATTTCAGTAACTCTCACAGCTGCTACAGGCGCGCAGTTCGTATTCCCAATTCTCCCTGAATTTCCAACAGCAGGTGGAGCTGGAACAGATGCTCAGACTGTAGACTTTACTTTCAAGGTCGCAAACGGAACTGTCACAGAGACATTCTCCTAAAAAGTAGAAACGGGAGCACACAATGCAACAGCAAATAACAATTAAATATACAGACGGAACCGAAACCAGTTACATGGTTCGCCCGCCAGATTACGCCCGCTGGGAGATGGCAACTAAAAAGGTTATCTCTCAGTTCGGCGGAATGTGGGACATTCTTTATGTAGCGCACAGCGCCATGAAGCGTGAAGCAGGCGGTAAGCCGACTAAGACACTCGATGTATGGATGGAATCCGTAGACGATGTTGAAGTAGGTGAAGGAGACCCAAAAGTCATCCAAGAGGAAGCGTAAGCCGACTCTTAGTTGAACTGGCAATAGCCACACAGATTCCTATGGATCACTGGCAAAGTGCCGAGGATATTCTTACAGCTATAGAAGTATTGGAGCAGCGTAATGGCAAGTGAACTAGTAGCACTTGACCAGACAGAGTTGCGCCAGGTATTTAAAGCTCTAAAGAATATGGGTGAGGAAGCCAACGAGGAAGCCAAGCGCCAGTCCGGCGCTCTGGCTGAATTCGCTCGAGATGAAGTTATCCAGAAGGCTAACTCTCTTGCAAGCAATAAGGTAGCTGGTCGAATTGCTCAGGGTTCTAGGGTTAAGAAGTCCAGCCGCATTGGCGAGATTACTTACGGATTTGCTTCTCAGAAGTTCTCAGGTGGCGCAACCACCAAGACAATCTGGGGCGGTTCAGAATTCGGTTCTAACAAGTATAAGCAGTTCCCCGTATGGTCAGGCCGTGAAGGTCGAGGCTCTAAGGGGTGGTTTATCTATCCAACGCTTCGCAAGATTCAACCGCAGATCGTGGCTAGATGGACTGAATCATTCGATAAGATTTTGAAGGAGTGGACATAATGGCTACAGGTACAAGAGCATTAACGCTCAAGCTGCTTGCCGATGTCGATAACTTTACTAAGAACCTCAATAAAGCAGATAACGATGTTGTTTCATTTGGGGACAAGGTTTCAGACTTTGGCAAGAAAGCCGGTCTAGCCTTCGCAGCTGCCGGAGCAGCAGCCGTAGCCTATGCAGGCAAGTTGGCCATCGATGGAGTTAAGTCTGCCATTGCCGATGCAGCAGCCCAGGAGAAGTTGGCTCTTACTCTTAAAAATGTAACTGGTGCTACAGATGCTCAGATAGCCGCTACAGAGGATTACATAACCAAGACTTCCCTAGCCTTTGGTGTCACCGATGATGAATTAAGGCCATCGATAGAGAGGTTGTCCAGGGCAACTGGCAATTTACAAAAGGCTCAAGAGCTTCAAACTGTAGCCATTGATGTTGCAGCCGGTTCAGGCAAGTCTCTCGAGGCAGTCACTAATGCAATGGCAAAGGCCGCCGAGGGCAATACTGCCGCTCTGGCTAAGTTAGGCATTGGACTTACATCCGCTCAACTTAAGACTATGAGCATGGATCAGATAACAGCCAAGCTTGCAAATACTTTCGAGAACCAGGCATCTACTCAGGCAGACACATTCCAAGGCAAGTTAAATCGCCTTACTATCGCCTTCGATGAAGGCAAGGAGACAGTTGGAGCCTTTATCCTCGATGCCATTACTCCAATGGTGGAAATCATTGTTAAGAATGTCATCCCAGCAATTCAGGACTTTACTAGCAATCTTGGCGAGAAGCTTCAGCCAGTTATGAAGGTTATCCAGCCAATTATTAACGGCCTACGATCAGCATTTAATTCAGTCAGTTCAGCGCTAAGAGATAACAATCAGGAACTTCAGCCATTCTATAATTTTATGAAGGCTATCTATAACTTCGCTAAGGACTATTTAGCGCCTGTAATTGGTGAGACTCTTGGCCTAGCCTTCAAAGCTCTAGGTAAGATTATCGCTGGAATCATTGATACCTTTGCAGACTTCATTAACCAGATTAGCAAGATTAAGGGTCTCATTGACGGCATCGCATCCGCCGGTTCAGCCGTAGGTCGATTTATTACAGGCAGTTCATTCGAGACCGGAGCAGTATCTCCAAGTGCTCCTATGGCTCCTATCGCACCTTTACAGACTCCTTCGCTTCCACGCTATATCGCAGCAAGCACCGGAACCACCAATATCACAGTTAATGGCGCAATCGATAGCGAGTCAACAGCCCGCCAGATCGTAACCATTCTTAATGACTCCTCAGCTCGAGGAACCCTAGGCGGGGGCTTAATCTACGCATGACCGCCTGGACTCCGACCTATAAGATTTTGGTAGATAGCCAAGAGGTAACGGATGTTACCGTTGCTAACCTAACAGTAACTTCTGGCCGTACTGATATTAACCAGCAGCCGGTAGCAGGCTATTGCCAGTTGCAGTTAATTAACTTTGATAACAGTTCTTATGACTTTACAGTAGGAACTAGCCTTACCGTTGAAGTAACGAATTCAGTTGGAACTTATGTCCCTATCTTTGGTGGTCTAATATCAGATTTTACTATTGCGGTTAATCGAGCCGGAGACCTTGGCTATACAACTACTGCCACCATTACAGCACTTGGGGCATTGTCGAAATTGCCTAAGATTATTGATAACGGAATCTTGTCTCAGGACTTTGACGGTGACCAGATTTATACACTTCTCTCAGCTTATTTATTAGGCCAATGGAATGAAGTTCCAGCGGCTCAGACTTGGGCTACTTACAACCCAACTGAGACTTGGACTAATGCCGTAAATATCGGTTTAGGAGAAATTGACCAGCCAGGCGATTATGAACTTATTGCTCGATCATCGAGCAAGACAGACCTTTACTCACTTTGCACAGATATTGCTAATTCAGCCTTTGGCGTTCTGTACGAGGATGCCAATGGCAATATCGGCTATGCAGACCAAACTCATCGACAGGACTATTTAACGGCCAACGGCTATACCACCTTGGATGCTAGCCATGCCAATGGACTTGGACTAGCCGCGACCACTCGCGCTGGAGACCTTCGAAACTATTTCAACATTATTTACAATAACAATGGCAACCAGTCATATGTCGCTGAAAATGCAACTAGCCAATCTCTTTACGGCACTTATGGAGAATCTTACTTATCTCGCATTAAGCATACATCGGATGCTGAAGCCTTGGCGGATCGATACATCGAACTAAGAGCCAATCCTTTCCCTAAATTTCAAAGCATCACTTTCACTCTTGGCAATCCAGAAATCGATGATGCTGATAGAGATTCACTTATCAACATTTTCTTAGGCCAGCCCGTCTGGATTCAGAACCTTCCAGGCAATATCAGCGATGGCTCATTCCAGGGCTATGTCGAAGGCTGGACATTCAGAGCAAGCCTAAATAACCTAAGCGTGACTTTCAACGCTTCTCCAATAAACTTCTCCCAAGTTACGGTAAAATGGGAGCAGGTAAATGCAGCTGAGACTTGGAACACCCTAAGTCCAACCCTTACATGGATTAACGCGATAGGAGTCGTAGCCTAATGGCAACAACAACCACTAACTTTGGCTGGGATATTCCTCAGTCAACCGATCTAGTAAAGGATGGCGCAACCGCTATCGCTGCACTAGGCCAAGATATTGATACAGCTATGGTCGACCTCAAGGGCGGCACTACAGGCCAGGTACTAGCCAAGGCTTCAGGTACAGACCTCGATTTTACATGGACTGAACAAGATGACACTACTCTGGCATTTAATGCTCAGACCGGAACTACATACACTTTAGTAGCAGCAGATTTAGGTAAATTAGTTACTACATCAAACGCATCTGCGGTAACTGTAACTATCCCACCTTCAGTATTTACAACAGGCAATCAAATCAATGTCCAGTCAATAGGCGTTGGCTTAACCTCATTTGCTGCTGGCGCTGGAGTGACAATTACTTCAACAGGCGCAACGGCAGCCGCACCAAAACTTCGTGCGCGTTACTCTGCTTGCACAATTATCTGCACCGGAAGCAACACATTCACAGTCTTGGGCGATCTATCGTAATGTCTCCTATTTTAGGAATTACAGCATCGTCTATGAGGGTTGGAATACCTCTTGCCGGCTATAGCCTTTGGCTTGATGCTTCTGATTCCTCTACATTTACTTACTCATCAGGCACAGTAGTTAGCCAATGGTCAGATAAATCTGCTAACGCATATAACTTTACTCAAGGAACTGTTGGAAATCAGCCTAATAGAAATGCTACT